AGTCATTAACTATAGGGGTTGCTCCGCCCGAGGCTATACTTAAGCCACTAATAAGAGAGTTTTTTAATAATCCATATCCAACATCGTTTAAAGCCGTGCTATTTGGTAAATTAAAATCCGATGACTGCAAAATGTAAGTGCTATCTGCAAGAGCTACAGCTTTTTCTACAGGTCTATTGCCGATATCGCCAACCCAAGCATTCCCTTCAGTTAGATCAGGTAAATTTAAAACCTGTATGGTATTTACGCTTACAGGACGATTGTTAGCATCGCCGATCCATATTTGATTTTGGTTTAGATTAGTTAAAGTCGTTAAAGGTAAATATCTTTTTGCAGTCGGAACATTATCAGTACCGTCAACATTATCGCCGACCCATAGATAATTATTAGTTAAAGTTGCATTGCTTATTGTCCCAACTGGATTATTAGCAAGCAGACCTGTCTTGAGCTGGTCTAGTGCTTGAGCATTTGTAAATGTAAAGCTGTTATTCAAACCCAGAATATCTTTTACTGTTTGAGGTAAAGCATTAACGGCAGGATTATTCCAATTAAAGCTGAATGTTTTGCTTTTTACTACCATATTAGCATTATCAAAAACCTTAAGCACTCTTCCTATCGCTATATGAAGGCCAGCCATTTCATTTGATTTAATCGTTTGACTATCTAATGGATTTAATGTATCGGGACTCCCTGTAAAAGTTTCTGAAAGCCAAGGTGATGATAACAACCAATCCAAAGAAAGAGGATCAAACATTGGGTTAGGTATTGGTATTGATGGAAGCATTGGCAAGGTAATACTAGCAACTCCCAAAACAGGTAGATTACCTAAGCCGATTGTTTTTGTGTAACTACTTATATCATCTTGATCTCCTATAAACAAATTTCCCATAGGTAATCGTAATTTGCCTGTGACAGGAGAAATAAAGTTATATAAGTTATCATATTTAGCCACAATTAAAAAAACCTTGGTTTGTCGTTATAGTTATATCGCATTTCTACTTGTCTTTTAGTTTTAGACATCGGTAAACCATCTAAAATAACAAACTCTAAAGCATTCATTAAGTGATCTCGCCCTTTGTTAATCTTCCCCTTCTCATCTCTTGAATACCCACGCCATTCATCCATAAACTTACGGCAAGTCTTGAAGACTTTAAAACGACCAGTTCTAATACGCTCCAGCACCGAGTCCACAGCCAGTTCTTTAGCATATTTACCTTTGTTTAGTTTTAAGCCAGCTTTTGCGTAATCATCAATAAGCTTTTCACCGTCTCTTTGAGATCCTTGATTGACCGCTGGATCACAAACACCTGGTATCCAGTCACAACCCATTATCATTAACGATGCAGCATGTTGAGCAGCTGTCTTTTCTGTCACTGAATATTCCTTGTAAATGTATAATATGTCATTGTCCTTATCATGAGCCATGAACACGACAGCAGTTGGTGCAAAAAATCCAACATCCATCCCAAACACACAAGGCCAATAATGAGGTATCTCAAAAGGCTCAACCAAAAATTCAGATTCCATAACTTGATATACAAGACCAGAACCAACACTTGGTATTCCCTTTTCCCTAGCTTCTAATTCGTAAGGCTTTAAAGTGCTTCTTAGTTGTTGTTTGGTTTCCTCTGATAAATGAGTATTATCATCCCACGAAGCTTGAATATAATATTTGCCGTTAAAAATAATTTCTGGATCAGTTCTTATAATCTCGTCTTCTTTAGATAGATCCTCAACTGATTGGACATCTTCTTGTTCCGCTTTTTTCTTGGTAACTCGATGCTCTAGGAAATAGGACATCATCTCGGTATAACCTTTTAGAGGCGTCATCGTAAGAATAAGCCTACCCTGTCCCATGCCGTCAACATCTGCAAGTCGCATACTACACTCGGTATATATGTCTTTTGGTGGTTCTTCGTCTAAATGTATTAGATTACATCTTGCTCCTTGGAACTTCTCTCTACCTTGTTTATATGATTTGAAATAAAGACTAGATACACCACCGCTAGAATGCTGAATTTGCACATAATCAACTGCGCCGTTAACGCCTGATAACATAGCTTTTTTTAAGATTAAACTTGGATGAATTAGTCCATCTGTAAATTGTCCTAATTCTGAATAACCACCTATTAACATTTTTTGTAAAACGTTTCTGGTGATCTCGTAGTTTTCAGAAGCAACCCAAGCTATAATAGAATGATTGAATTTGTGTCCACTCCACCAATCAGGGTAAACTCCTGTTAAATGGATAGCATCCTCAATACAACCACAATAAGTTTTTCCTGTTCTATTACCAGCAAGAAACAAACGCTCTATTGCTCCAACGCTTGCAGCATGAAAGTTCTTTTGTTTGAGATGAGGAGTGTAAAAAAGAAAGTTTTTACGTAAAATCTCTTCTGCTTCGGAATATGTAATTTCCATATATTAGATAATCTCGCAAGGTGGTTAATTGATTGGATTATAGCAATTATCAACGGACAAGCCAACTAAATAAAATCCGAGATAATATAAGAAACAAGTAATCTAATATCAATTACAATGTAGATGTTACTATGACATATATCTAGCACATTATTGATACATAAAATGTGTTATTACGACACCAGTATTACATCATAATAAATCACACTTGACACATTACCTACACACTGTTACATATTATATCTTTAAAAAGGTATGATATGATTCTATTAATAGGCGGAGAAAAAGGTGGAACGGGCAAATCTACTATATCAACTAATATAGCTGTAACATTAGCCAACAAAGGTCATGAAATAGTTATTGTTGATTGTGATCCCCAAGGAACATCTACAAAATGGTTAACACGGCGTAATAAATTTTATTCTGACTTGCCAAAAGTGTTCTCTATTCAAAAAACAGGGGATACATATGATACCATTAAGGATTTATCTACCAGATATAAACATGTAATTATAGATGCTGGCGGTAGAGACTCCGAAGAGTTAAGAACTGCAATGGTAGCTTGTGAAAAAATGTATATTCCTCTTAAAGCTTCACAACCAGATCTTGAGACTAGTAAACATATGACACAATTAATTAAACTTGCAAGAAGCCTCAACAATAAACTTGATGCCTATACAATAATATCTATGGCCTCTACTCATTATAATTTGAACGAAGACAAAGAAGCCATATCTTTGCTAGCTCAATCTAATATAGCAAAAGTCTCGGATGTTATTATTCATGAACGCAAAGTTTATCGTGATGCAATTGCTGATGGTAAAGGCGTAATAGAATATGATAATCCAAAGGCTATAACTGAAATTAACTTATTAATAAATGAGATATTTACAAATGCGTAATTCTAAATTTTCACTCGATACAGATGATATAGATCAAACTGTAATTGATAAACAAGCGTTGGCAGAATTTGCTAAAGGAGCAAGAACTCATGACATTATAGAAAACCTCGAATCTTGGCGTAATGCTGATAAAGAAGGTTCTCCTAGTTACAACATGAGGCTAACTTTTAATCAGTACCAAATAGGATTGTTGCGGCATGTTGCTAAACAGGAAAAACGTAGTCTAAGTAACTTGTTAAAGTTGGTGCTATTTGAAGAGTTAGAAAAACGTGTTAATTGGTTGAGTAAACCTTGACAGAGCGTCAATAAATCTCTAATATGGATTTACAAGTTTCATATACTTATATCTACTTCTTTTGGTTAAACTAGCTCCTATCGATTTTGAATCCCGATAGGAGCTACCAAAGTTCTTCATAAATTTTCAAAACCCGCAAAATCCCTTAACGAAGAAGCGTAAAAATCCCTACACATAACCAGGATTATGGAAAGTGTTGCTAAAATATCACGTTATATATATTAAGATACAAGAGAAGATTAATGGATATTTAACTCATTCTGCTCCATGATTCTTTAACTAACCTAGTCATTTCTTCAACAGTGCCTTTGCACTCTTCTTTTTGTTCCCCTTGTTGCTCAATCCCTTTAAACGTTCTAATCTCGTCCATGGCTTCATTGTGCGTAAGCTCCACAAACTGTGGCAATGCTTCTATAACTGAATCCCCCCTATTCTTACCTTTCTCGATCTCAACTAAGATAGTCGGTTCAAATGCTCTTTTAGGAATAAAGTCCTTAACATATAATTGATAAGCCCATGATTCACCCATTAGCATCTTTTCTCGAATTTCATTATATACAGCGCATGCATCATTAGCCGCTAACTTTTGTATCTCCATGAATTTCTTTTTGTATTCGCTAACAGTTCCTTTGGGTCTCCCCTTAGGATTAGCAAGATTACCTTTTTTAAAACTAGTTTTATTTATTTTAGTCATTAATTTTGCCGATTATTGCCGATTATTAATCGGCTTCTCGTTATTTATCTAATATTATAACATAAAAGACTTATTAATAAAATAACACACACCATCATTACAAGCATCATTGCACTCCATACTGAATTAACACGCTTAAAACATCATCTCTACCATCCCCTGTTGCTCCTATCCCAGCTGCTTGCGTTATAAGATCTATGTTACTATCGGGCATAAAACCGTTCCCTAGTAATTTTGCTAAGTTAACTGAATTTCCAGCTGCTACGTATGCGGCTAATAGCTGGTTTATCATTGCTTGTATCGTCATTTTGTTACCTCATTTTCTAAAATTATCCAATCATCAGCTGATAAATCCTCACAAGTAAATTCATAGATAGTATAGTTAGGGTGTAGTTCGTCATTAAAATTTTTATCAATATTTATTATTTCAATATTACTAATATTACTCCTTACTAAGATCACTCCATCTCCCCAAGAAGGTCTCCTAGCATAACCGTCATCAATTTGCAGTGAATTCATAAGCTCTATTATATTCATTTTATATCTCCAATGCCCCTCTGTATAGCTCCAATAAAGCATCTTCTTCTTCAATTTTACTTTTGTCTTTTTTGCGAAGTTTTAGCACTTGTTTTAAGGTCTTAGTGCAAAATCCTTTAGACTTAGCCTCGGCATAACCATCTTTTATTATTTCTAGATGATCGCTCTTTTCTTGTTCTAATCTCTCTAATTTTTCGATAGTATTTTTTAGATCGCTAGTATTAATTATGTCTGTCATCGCTTTTAACTCATTTGAATTTATTGTTATTTCCATTATATTTTACCTAATTATTTTTCTCTTCAAAATGGTATTTCATCGTCATCCAAAACAACTTCTGATCGTTCTGGTTTACCGTAATCGATTTTGTGTTTCCCACTAGCGACTTCTTGTGGCTCTGCTCCTTTATTTAATGTTTCATTGCCATACGTAGTTTTGTTAGCTTCTGCTTCTTTTGGGTAAGTTAGAATGTTAAAGTCTGTTACTAACACCTCAATACTTGCCTCAGCTGTGCCGCTATTGCTCATATACGCCTTAGCCTTTGGTACGCCTTTAACTAACACGCCCATCTTGTCTTTGACATATTCCTTAATGTTTTTAGACATTTTTTCAGAGTTAGATTTACATTCAAACCAACTAGTATCTTGTTGTTCTTGTCCGTTCTTATCTTTGTATTTTTTGTTAACGCTAATTTTAAACGTTACCCAATTTGGATAATCTTGTTCATTCGGACATCTTGCATCTTGGTACACGTAGCCTATTAGTTGTATTTCTGCGTTATTTCTCATGTTAATTACCTATTCTTGTTTTTCTAAATCATCCATAGTATTTTCCACAGACTTAACTATATTTTGACCATGCTTAGAAGTGCAAATAATAATCATATTTCTTAAATTATGTTTTTTGCAAAGTTTAATTGCAGCTTTATTTAAATCGTCTCCTATGGTCTTTTTCATGTTTACCCTCTTTTTATTGTTTCTTTAGAAAAAATTAAAGGCCTGTTTCTGTTAGCCTCATCTCGTAGTTCTATCGTCAAGTTGCTAGCTAACACGGCGTTTTCTAATTCAAGTCCAAATTTATCATCGATCCATTGAATGGTAAAAACTGATCCAACGAGAATGAGTTTTTGACTGGTCGTGTCATCTCTTACCCGTAGTTTATCAAACCAGTTTTTCCAAATATGAAGAGCTATTTTTTCTTCGTGTTTTTTTAGCAAAACTTTGGTTAAAGCGGATTTGAATTGCAACCACTGCGGGTTATTTTGCGAAGAAGTTTCCAAAACATCACTCCTTGCAAAACCGCTTTCAGTTACCACGGGTTCTTTGTTCACGTAAAGGTTGGTATTTACCAAGGCAAGAACAACACCCTCACCATAAACCGACTTGATACATTTTCGTATTTTAGCTTTCTCAATATCGTTGAAAGAAACTCCGATAGCTGGCTTGATAGTTACCTTTCCAACCTCTGTTTCTTCAAATTTGCAATTGTCTTGTATTTCATTAGCTGTCGTTCCAAAGGCATCAAAGATAGCCTTTGAGAGCAGCATTTTCCTAGTTTCTTTTTCAGAGATTAGGTTAGTTTCTTCTTGTTTCATAAAAGCCTCTTCATTATTGGATAAAATTTCAGTTTTTGGCTGATCCACGCTCTTTTCAATAGGTGAGATACTTGGGATAGTTTCAACCTCGAGTTGCAAAACCCCTACATTTTCTTGTTTGCTAATTATTTTTTTCATCAATGCAGAAAGGCTCCACTCGCTTTGCTCGTTTGGATCTCGTTGCATACGTTGCAAGTGAATAGCTTTTTCCTCAACAGAGGTTAGGAGTTTTGGTTTATTGGTATCGTCACAAGCTGTGACTGTTTCTTTTGGTTCAGGAATAGCAACTTGCGAATGCTCCGTCAGGATAGCATTTGAGCAAGTTGTATTTTCCTTTTCTTGCGCGCGCGCATTATTTCTTTCTTTTATAGATACTTCTTCTTCGATAGAAGAGATATAGCCGTAGGCTATCTCTTCTATCTCTTGTAGTGTATCTTGTTTACTTATAAAGAGGTGGACATTTTTGTCCATCTGGGTGGACATTTTTGTCGAGCTAGATAGACATTTTTGTCCATCTGAAACGCTGTAAAACTTTTCTGGATTGGTAGCTTTTTCATAACCATTTTCAGTTAATTTTATAACGTATCCATAAGACAAATACTTGCCATGAAAATTGATGTGGTTATGATAAGCAGAATCTATAATATCGCTGATCTGATCCAGTAATCTTGCATTTTGCTTACTTGACTCAACTTCTGTTTTTTCAGATAGGAATTTATGATCTACAAAGATCTCTTTATGCGAGCTTTTTTGAATCATTTGAAACAAATTTGTTAACAAATTTCTAGCTTTTAAAGAAAGTTTTTTACTACTATCATTTGCTCTTGGAATGAGTTTAAGGTCTCTAAAAATATTATCAGACAATCTTTTAATTTTATTAGTCTTTTTATCTTTAAAATATAAACGTGATGATTTTTTATTATCAAAATTTAAAACAGCTGCTTTCACGCCTCACCCCCTAAAATTAAATCAAGTAACATATCCAGATCGTCCCAAAAAATACCTTTTGTAGTGTTCCCATTGGCAACTCCTCTTTTAAC